GGTGAAAGATATTCAGATTTTGATCAGATGGAGTACACACCAGAATTAGCATCTGCCATGGATATTTATGCTGACGAGATGACAACTCACACCTCCTTTGAGAGTATGCTCTCTATCAAATGTCCCAACGAGGAGATTAAAGGCGTACTTGAAACTCTCTATAACAAGATCCTAAATGTTGAATTTAATCTGTTTGGTTGGTGCCGCACAATGTGTAAGTATGGCGACTTCCTCCTCTACTTGGACATCGACGAGGATACCGGGATCAAAAGTGTTGTAGGGTTGCCTCCGCACGAGATTGAGAGAATGGAAGGAGAGGACACCACCAACCCAAACTATGTCCAATTCCAATGGAACAGCGGAGGGTTAACCTTTGAGAACTGGCAGGTTGCGCACTTCAGAATCTTGGGTAATGATAAATATTCTCCCTATGGCACTTCCGTGCTTGAACCAGCACGTCGTATTTGGCGGCAACTAACTTTGCTCGAAGACGCAATGATGGCTTATCGCATTGTCCGTGCACCAGACAGGAGAGTTTTCTATATTGATGTGGGAGCCATCGCCCCCGAAGATGTAGAACAATATATGCAAAAGGTGATTACGCAGATGAAGCGAAACCAGGTGATCGATAAAGATTCCGGTCGAGTTGATTTAAGATATAATCCTATGAGCATTGAAGAAGATTATTTCCTTCCCGTTCGCGGGAGCAGTGCGAACACAAGAATCGAGACTTTACCAGGGGGAACTTTCACTGGCGACATCGATGATGTCAAGTATTTGAGAGATAAACTGTTCTCCGCGATAAAGATACCACAATCCTACCTCTCCCGCGGAGAAGGTTCAGACGAAGATAAAACTACTTTGTCACAAAAAGATATCAGGTTCGCAAGAACTATCCAGCGTCTCCAGCGCGCTGTGGTGGCCGAGTTAGAAAAGATAGGCATCATTCATCTATACATCATGGGATTCCGCGGCGATGATCTCATCTCCCATTCACTGAGATTAAACAATCCATCAAAACTAGCAGAATTGCAGGAACTAGAATCATGGAGAACTAAGTTTGATGTCGCCAGTGCCGCAACCGAAGGTTTCTTTTCTAGACGATGGGTCTCCGAGAATATATTTGGTATGACTGATGATGATTTCTTGAGAAACCAGCGAGAGATGTTTGGCGATGCTAAGATTCAGGCAATGATTGAAGCGACAGCAACACTCCCCGAGGCATCCGCCAGCGGCGCCGGCGATGCTTTAGGCGACGATTTAGGCGGCGATATCCCCGGCGACCTTGGCGACTTAGGGGAACCTGGTGCCGAAACAGAAGCACTGCCTGACGTGCTTGATGCTGTCGATGCCGGCGGCGAAGAAATCGACCCCGCGGCGCCTGAAGATGGTGGCCTCTTGTCTGCCCCACCGGGAAGGCGCAACGACAGGAAACCTAGAAAATATGCGAAGAGCACTTACATTCCTGTTGACCGCGACGGAAGAAAGCATGCCGGCACACCCAAGAGGATAAAGGCGGAATCCCGTCCAGAGATTGCTACGATGAGAAAAGTTTTTCCAGGATCACAAAAAGACCAGACTCTAGGTTTAACTCAAATTTACAAAGAAGATGTTAATAGTTATAGCACCGAAGAGAATCAAATCTTTGAAGTGCAAAAGCAGCATCGCGAAATAAAAACACTAATAGAACAACTAGAAAAAAGAGAAGGAAATAAAGACGATGAAACTCAAAAAGAGCAAACACAATAAGAAAAGAAATACCGCTTTTCTTTACGAAGTTCTTGTAAGGGAAATAACAAGAAGCGTCGTATCGGGCGATATTGAGAAAAAACAGAGAGCAATAAAAATCTGCAAAGAATTCTTCCGACCAGGAAGTATCCTGAAGAAAGAGAAAGAAATTTATGATTCCCTACTGACAATGGAAGATGTCTCTGCCGATATTGCCGAGAAGATAGTTGCCGAAGCAAAGAAGGATTATGAGATTATTGACAAAACAGAGATTTTCAACGAACAGACAAAATTAATTAATAAGATTAACAAGAATCTGTCTCCCGGATCTTTCAATACCTTCGTACAAAACTATAAAGACTTGGCCACAATCGCGCAAATCTTAAATCGAGATTTGCCGACAAAGGAACGAGTCCTTTTGGAAAATAGTTTCTTCAGCAAAGTGGACGGTCCACAAGGTGAGGGAATGCAACCAACTGATAACTTGGTATATAAAACATTTGTTAAGAAATTTAATGAGAGTTATCATGGTCTCCTTGAAGAACAAAAGAGTTTAGTCACACATCATGCGCTATCTTTCAGCGATCAAGGTTTATCCCTCAAGGCATATCTGAACGAAGAGTTGCCCCGCCTGAAAACAGTCGTGAAGGATGGTATGGATTCTCAATACGCGAAAGAAGACGAATTAATGTATGAAAAAATGCAACAAGTGTGTGCTATACTTGAATCCTTTAAGGAAAAGGAAGAGATAGATCAAGAGTCTATTCTAAAAGTGTTGGAAATTCAAGAATTGGCAGAAGAAATACAATCGGAGGAGACCTTACCCAATGACGGTTGAGATAAACATCGGCGAGGAATCGCAAGAACAGGGTGCCAAAGAGAATACGGAAGATCCCTTGAAGATGAGACTCCGAGCGCGCACCACTCTAGATGGTGCGGTTATGGTCACTGACCATTTCATCATAGATATCGTTATCTATCCAGGTGGTCAGAAGATTGCAGCCTTCCCAAAAAATTCTTACAGCGATGAGATCTATGCCGCGCAGAACAGGTTCTTTGAGCAGATGTCAAAAAGCGGCATTGTTGATAGAGAATCGATACAGACCGGTGCTGTCCATGGTTCGCTAGAGGGGTTAGTCCTCGAACCTAGAAACAAGGAACTGCCACTCATGGAGTTGGTGCTTCTTAATGTAGGTAAATTTATAGAGAGAGAAAAACCAGAATATATCTTTCAGAGTGTCTACGATAATGAGATAGACGATTTGAATACAGAACCCGACGAAGAAGATTCAACGGAACTTGGGGAAGTCCCCCAGGAAGAAAATAAGGGTTCAATACAACCATACTTTGTTAGGAGATATTTGGGATCGGGGTTTTAATGGAATTACTGTTTTATATTTTAGTATGCTATGGGATGACGCAGATACTCGTCTACAGTTCCATCTTTGATAAGATTCGGCCTTCGCCTGGTTTCTTCCGTGGGTTTGGCAAACTCTTCCATTGTCCCATGTGTATGGGATTTCACGTTGGATGGGTTGTCTTTTTGATCATATGGCAAAGTGGATACCAGATGTGGAATGATATTTATTTGGGATGTTTCCTGTATGGGTGCTTGAGTGCTGGAACTTCTTATTTCCTGAGCATGCTACTCGACGATTACGGAATTAATACTCACTCAACTAGAAGCAATATAGGGGAGGACTAGGATGTCTTTAGTGTCTATTAGATGGTTTTTACCAATAACGCGCCGCTGTTGCAAGGGAAAATGACCCACGCGGGTGATGCCCGCACTTTTAGTTTATGGAAATGCACTTTTAGGAGCGTGAATGCACTATTTATAGCATGAGGTACCAATAATGTCAAAAGTTCTATTGAGAGAATATTATGAATTGTGCCCAGGAGGCATATGTCAGGATCTTCTCACCGAAGACGAGAAAAGGCAAATCGCTGAGGGCGCCATAATAATGACTGGCATCTTGCAAAAGGCCGGCACTCGAAACGGCAATGGGAGAGTATATCCAAGAAAAGTTCTCGAAAGAGAAATAATCAACTACCAGAAAATCATAAAAGATAATCGTGCTCTTGGGGAACTTGACCACCCAGAAGACAGCGTAATCAACCTCAAAAACACTTCACACATTGTCACATCCGCGTGGTTTGAAGGTGACACAGTATTAGGAAAGGTTAGAATCCTTGACACGCCAAGCGGAAAGATCCTCCAAGCACTGATCAAGGATGGTGTGAAATTAGGAATCTCTTCAAGAGGTTTAGGTAGCGTCCGCGAATCTAGCGGCGACGTCGTGGTGGAAGATGACTTTCAATTAATCTGTTTTGATTTTGTATCGGAACCATCAACTCCGCATGCCTATATGCACCTCGATGATAATATCACAGAGGGAAAGAAAAGGATCTTTTCCAAACCTGACAGGGTTAATCGGGCACTGAATAATATCGTGGATCGGAGAAGGGACTAAAGATGAACAAAATAAAGAAAAGCGAATTGAAAGAAATTATTAAACCAATCGTGGAAGAATGTATACAGGAAAGTATTCATAAGGCAATATTGGAGAGTGGTGTATTGTCATCGGTCGTTTCGGAAGTCCTGAAGGGCACAACCACACAGGCAGTTATTTCCGAATCCCGAAAACCTGATGTGCCGCCTCGGCAGAATCACGCGGATAAAGAAGTCTCAAAGCAGATAAGTGAAACTAAAAAGAGATTG